GGCACTAAGATAGGTGCTAAATATTCTTTCTAAAATATGTCACAACAATCTAACACAGGGTTCGGGGTAGCTAATCCCGTTCCTTTTTCACCTGAACCTGAGAAAATTGACACTAACCCTAGTGATAAACAACCTCCAGGTGTAGATAAAGAAGACGAATGGGAACCTCAATCTCTTGAGGAAGCCCTCTTAGGAGAGTAATAGTTAGGGGAGCACCTCAGAGTAGGACTCCCCTTTCATTGGCTTTTGCCCATGGCTTGTGTTACTAAGGTAGCTCCGAGTGGATACCATTAGCCGTCTAGACGGTGGGATAGACCACAAACAATTGATCAAAACATTACGCGTAAGACAGATAAACATACAATTATTTTTTAATTAACAATGGCTCAACAGGCAACGACTGCCAATGCCAATGGACCGATTTGGGGAGGTGCCGATAATGGTGCAGACTCTACTACTGCCGCGAGAAGAGAGCTCTATTTGAAGCTGTTCTCTGGTGAACTATTTAAAGGATTCCAACGCAATACAATTGCAAGGGATCTTGTTACAAGACGTACCCTTAAAAACGGTAAGTCTTTACAGTTCATCTATACAGGTAGAACCAAAGCGGAATTCCATGTCCCTGGTCAGTCTATATTAGGTAACAACGAGAAGTCTCCTCCAGTAGCAGAAAAGACAATCACCTGTGATGATCTACTCATCTCAAGTGCATTCGTTTATGAGCTCGATGAGACACTTGCCCACTACGATTTACGTGGTGAAATCTCTCGTAAGATCGGTTATGCATTAGCCGAGAATTATGATCGCAGAATATTTAGAGCGATCACAAAGGCTGCTAGACAGCCAGCACCGGTTGACATGGCTAACTTCAAAGAGCCCGGTGGAAGTATTGTTAAAGTTGGTGCTGCTAATAGTACTGCTAAAGCTGACGCTTATGATTCAACTAAGTTAGTACAAGCCTTCTTTGAAGCAGCTGCTATCCTAGATGAGAAAGGTGTTACAAGTGAAGGACGCGTAGCTGTTCTTAACCCAAGACAATACTATGAATTAATAAGGAATTGTGCAGCTAACAACCTTATTAATCGTGACGAAACAGGTGACGCATTACAGTCTGGTAATGGTATCCTTGACATTGCAGGTATCAAAATCTACAAGTCAATGAATATTCCATTCCTAGGTAAATCTGGTGTGGACCTAGCTAATCTACCATCTGGTGCTGTATCTAACATCAACGAGGCTGCTTCCAAAGGCTCCTTCATTGGTGAAGCTATGGAAGACCAAGATGCGGCAAACACTCCAACTGGACAGAAGACCGTTAACAACTACGGTACTGCTGCCAAGTTTGCTAATTCATGTGGACTTATATTCCAGAAGGAAGCTGCTGGTGTCGTAGAAGCTATCGGACCACAGGTTCAGGTAACTTCTGGAGATGTATCAGTGGTTTACCAGGGAGATGTCATTCTAGGACGTTTAGCAATGGGAGCCGATTTCTTGAATCCGGCTGCTGCTGTTGAATTAGTTGCTGGTGTTGACGTATCCTCTAACTGGAACAACACTGCTGTTTCTAACGCAAGCTTCATATAAGCTTATATTTTTAACCAACATATGGGGAGTCTTCGGGCTCCCTTTTTTTTTATTTATGGCTTCCACAACAATTGACACCGATACCGAACTATCCGCAGTGAACTCAGTACTGGGAGCTATTGGTCAATCACCAGTAACTTCCTTAGTATTTGATAATCCAGAGATATCATTAATATATAATCTATTAAGAGATGCTAATGTTGACGTACAATCAGAAGGTTGGCACTTCAATACAGAAAAGCATGTAACTTATACACCTGATTCCACAACAGGTAAGATAGTTATTGGTAGTGATATTCTTAAAATGGATGTTACTGAAGGATGGTCGAAGAAAAAATATGACGTAGTAAGAAGAGATGGAAATTTATATGATAAGTATGATCACACAGATGACTGGTCAGATCATACTGAAATACTATTAGATATAACAAAATTAATTACCTTTGATGATTTACCACAAGTCTTTAAAAGATATATAACCTATAGAGCATCAAGAGTAGCAGCAACTCAACTTGTAGCTAATCCACAACTAGTACAACTATTAGCTCAGAATGAAGCTTTCGCTAGAGCTTCTTTATTAGAGTATGAATGTAATCAAGGTAATCATAGTATGTTTGGATTCCCAGAAGATTCTTCATATACTACCTATCAACCATGGAGAAACCTTAGAAGATAATGGCTAGTATAACACAAACAGTACCTAGTTATAATGGAGGTATATCTGAACAGGCAGATCAGTTTAAATTCCCTGGACAAGTAAGGAGTGTTCTTAATGCTATACCAGATGTAACCAATGGGTTATATAAAAGACCTGGTAGTAAGAGAATAGGTACTACTCCATTAGCTAATGTACAAACAAATGGATCTTGGTTTCATTATTATAGAGATGAAACAGAAGGATCTTATATAGGACAAATAGCAAGTGATGGTACTACAAGAATGTGGAGCTGTAATGATGGTGCTGAGAAAACAGTACATCATGGAGCAGTCCCATGGGTAGGTAATACAGCTTATAAAGTAGGTGATAAAGTACAAGTAAATAGTAATATTTATGTATGTGTTACAGCTGGTACATCTTATCAATCAGGTGGTCCAACTGGAACTGGTAGTAATATAAATGATGGTACTAATACCCAATGGGATTATGAAGCTACTATTTCTGCTACAACAACTTCTATTAAAAATTATTTAACACCTAGTAGTGCTACAGCTACTGAAGATATACAAGCACTTACTATTAATGATACAACATTCTTAAATAATAGAACAAAGATTGTAGCTACTACAGGCACTACACCTTCTGCAACTGATACACACTATGCTTATATTGAACTACTAAGAACAGAGAATGGTAGACAGTATGGATTAAATGCTTATAGTTCATCTACTGCAACTGACTTAAGAAGAGCTACTAGAGTAGAAATAGCTGTTGATACTTTAGATGAGGGTAATGGTACTGGTGACTGCCCTGGTGTAGGTACACAAGTATTTAGTGCTTCAAGTGCAAACTCTTATAGTGACCCAATAGTTACTATAACTCATGCTAATAGTGCTGTATTAAATGCAACTCATAACAGAAAGAACTTAATCTTTAGACTTACAACACTAGGTCAACAAGGTAAAACAGGTAATGGTACTAATGCTGCTGATTACCAATGCTCATATAATAGAGAGGTACAATTATTACATGGTGGTGAGAATTGGGAAGTAGGGGATACTGTCACTGTAAAAATGACTACCGCTAAAAATGCAACTTATACTTATAATGTACGTGTAGCAGAAATTGAAACAGTACAAGTAAAAGGTACTATAAATGGTGGTGTTAATGGTATATGTAGACCAGCCCCTACACCTTTTGATTCTGATACAGCTGTTACTGTAGATACAATATTAGGTGGGATACAGTCTTCTCTCAGTGGAACTGGTATTACTTCTACAGTTATAGGTAATGGTTTATATCTAACTGCTAGTTCTGGATTTAACATTGAAATTGTAGATCAAGACTTGATGAGAGTCATGCAGGATACAGCTAATGATGTTACTAAACTACCTTTACAATGTAAGTTAGGATATATAGTTAAGATACAGAATACTAGATCTGCTGATGAAGATGATTACTATGTTAAATTTAGTAGTGGTAATAGTTTAGATGGATCTGGTGCTTGGATAGAATGTGCAAAGCCTGGTATAGCTAAAAGTTTCGATACATCTACTATGCCTCATACACTTACGAGGATGGCTGATGGAGACTTCTTAGTTAAAGCAGGTGTATATACAGATAGAATTGTAGGAGATGATGTTACTAATGCAGTACCTACATTTGTAGGACAGAAGATTAATAAGATAGTATTCTTCCGTAATAGAATATGTTTCTTATCTGGAGAAAATGTAATAACTTCTAGACCTGGTGAATTGGCTGTACCAGCATTCTGGTCTTGGACAGCTTTAGCAGTTAGTGCTATTGATCCTATAGATATAGCTTGTTCTTCTACATTCCCTTCAGAACTATTTGATGCAGTAGAATTAAATGTAGGACTTGTTGTATTCAGTACGAACCAGCAGTTCTTGTTAGTATCAGATGCTGAGGTCATGAATCCTGATACAGCTAAACTAAAGAAACTATCTATATTTAATTATAATGAAACAATACCTCCAATATCTCTAGGTACTACCATAGGATTTATAGATAGTTCAGGTAAATATAGCAGATTTAATGAATTACTAAATGTACAGAGAGAAGGTGAGCCAGATGTTGTAGAAACAAGTAAAGTTGTACCTACTTTATTACCTAAAGATATAGATATGATTACACATTCTAGAGAGAATGGTATGATAATATTAGGTAAGACTGGTCAAGATGAAATACAAGGGTATAGATTCTATCAGATTGCTGATAAAAGAGGTTTATCTGCATGGTTTAAATGGAAACTTAATAATCCATTAAGATATCATTTCATTGTAAACGATACTTATTATCATTTAGATACAGATAACTTCTTACAAAGTATTGATTTAATACAAACAGATAGTTCTTTAAGTATAGATCAAGATAGTGTTAATTATCAAATACATTTAGATAACCATACTACTGTTGCCGATGGTATTTATAGTGATAGTACAAATCTAACTACATTCAGTAGTGTAAGTTGGATGCCGAATGTAACTACACCTAATAGTAAATTAGTACTGGTTGATACAGATTCAGCTACAGCTAGAGAAGGTAGATATGCTGAGTGTACCTATGCAGTTGTCAGTGATACTAACAATACAGCATCAGGAACAACATTTACAGTACCTGGTAACTGGGATTACACAACTGAGCATGTTATTGTATATAGTGCTATTAATACAAGTACTGAAGTAATAACTATTTCAGATCATGGTTGGAGTACTGGTGATGAGGTTAGATGGGTAGAAGGTGATACAACTGCTACAGGTTTAGTAGATGGTACTACTTATTTTGTTATTAAAACAGGTGATAATACCATTAAATTAGCAACATCTTCAACTAATGCAACAAATGGTACAGCTATCAATATAACTGCTCAAGGTACTGGTAATCATAAATTACGCTTGAAATCTAAAAATCTAAATATAGGATATCTATATGATTATCAAATAGATTTTCCACGTATATATGTAACTAAACAGACAAATGAGAATAAGGTTGATGCTGATATTAATTCATCTCTTGTTGTACATAGATTAAAATTAAACTTTGGTAAAGTTGGTCTATATGAAACTACACTTACTAGAGTAGGTAAAGCTGATTATACTGAATTATATGAATCTACAATATTAGATGAATATGATGCTTCAGATGCACCTTATTTAGAAGAGTATATACAAGCAATACCTGTATATGAGAAAAATACTAATGTAGATA